GGCCCCTAAGGGTCATTTCATTTTCCCGAAAGGAAAAATGAAGCATAATCGCAAAGCGATCGTCGTTAGCTCGATAGATGTCCTAGGGCCGACATCGTAGTTAACTCGTTGACAAAGTCAACGACCCAATGGGATTTCCATTAGTCCAATGGACTAGTAAACCGGGGTCACTAACGTTTCCCCCGCTTCTTCACCGTTTTTGTAGTAGTGTCGGACCTCGTCCGACTATTCCTACAATGCGCTGAGGAATACTCTTTACCAAAAAGACCCGCACGCAGTGCATCACGACTGCGACACAGGTACTTTAAATGGTGTAAAGCGGGTAACAGAAATTTAGGACTATTCCTAATATATCTATACCCCGCCATTTCCACAACTTTCGACACAGACTCTATTGTCGAGTAACACGAGAACGAATCAAAAAAAGATTCTGCCCAAGACTCAAACTTCGTGTTTGTCATAAACTTCACCCCCACCCTAATTAAAAGCTTATAGGGATCGGGGTAGGCATTCACTCTCTCACCTCCATTTTCTAACTGATCGAGGACCAGAAATTTACTACAAATGAAAGGTTGATTGTGAGGAAACTTTGTCTCAAAATTGAACAAAGTCGAACAAAACTGTTCCTTATCGCGAGGCAAAAGATGTTTAATCGTACCGATCAAACTGTCATCTCCCGATGCAACGACTAAGCCCACATTAGGACTTGTTAAATCATAAATATATGACAATGTGCACAAAGTTACCAAAGTGTTTCCCAAGTAAGTGCACGCATCACCGGTTCTTCGTTGATAATCGGTGGAAAAACCTACTCCAGCATCCCTGTCGTAGATCTTACTCCTCATATGAGCGGAAAACCACGTTTCGATAAAATTATCGTAATCGGGGTTCGAATGCAGCCTCCTAAAAAGCTTCCTCTGAATCTCATGGTGAAGTCGTCCCTGTGATTTGTCAAATTTTGAATAGTCTATCTCTTTCCAAAATTTCACTTCCTTAAAAATATAAGGATCAATTGAAAATAATTGGTGGTCTTTTCCACTGGGAATCACGACTTTAGAATTCAGGACATTTAGCAATTTCGCTGAAATCGCCAAGAAAAAGGGGGTCGAAGCCGCCACTTTGTCTTTAGTATGATAAGTAATAGTCGCAGGCAAAGCCCTTTCGAGATGCAAAACATCCTCAAGGGGAGGTTTCAATTGCGACTTAATCATATGCCTGTACTTATCAACTGACAGCATCGAAAGTTCTTGAAGATATAAATCCTCAGGCACTTGTTTTCTTTTTAAATAATCGTCTAAGAACCATCCCACACCCAGCAAATCATTGGGAAATGAGGCAAATTTTTCGAGATCAATAAAAGTCGAAAAGAACTTATCGACTACTTCAGTCGACAATGCATCGACATCACAACAGTCGGTCAACGTCGGTACGTTCAAATTCCGTTTCTTTATTGCTAAAACGGCTTCTCGCTGAGAGGTATAACGAGTTGACGGTAAACCGGTGTTATACACAGGTTCCCAACAATTCAAATTGGGGTCAACATCGTTAAATTTCGACAGGTCCAAAGAACCTTGGAAGTCTAGGTATATATCACACGCCTCGACCCAAACTTGATCGAATCTATCATCGGAGAGAGTGTGATGCGGTAACACCTCTTCGATGGCATCAGACACGCACCCGGAATTAAACCCTTGAAAAGGGGACCCGAGTACTGGCGAATTGTCTGGCACATATTTGACAACCTGCTTCACGACAGTATTGTCGAATTGTAGATTCAGACTCGAAACTTGAACGTCTCGGTCCAAAGAGAAGGTTTCCTCAAACCAACACGGTTCAGGAACTGATACAACTCTCTTTTCCCTCCCGACACCGAGGGAAGAAGTATCTGCCTCAAACAAAGGCATCTCACAAGGAAGAACGTCAACCGTCTCCGGGTGACCTCCGTCCTCAACTTCAATACATTCGTCATCACATAAGTCCACCTCAAGTGAAAAGAAGAACATATCAGCGAACTCAGGTGTGAAATTCATATTGGCAACTGCGACATCATAGGTGTCCCAGACTGTTTTATGAGAGGAACATCGTCTCCAACTTTCCAGTCTCAACTGGAGTATCGTCATTATATTCCACCAATTCTGGAAACAGACGGTAATACTCTTGAACCCACGACTCACCGTAGCCAGACGTAACATCGGGACAATCCAAAACATAATTGGTTTGTCTGCATTTGCGCGGTAACAACCTAGCAAGCAATTCATCCCAAGTAGAACTCGTTGAGCCAACGGATTGACAACAACAGGTGGTTCATAAGGGAGCAATTTCTCAAGGGTCGAACGAACGACCCCGTCGAAAGAAAGGTAATTTTCAATTAATGGTACACGGAGAAAATCCATGCTGAAAAGAC